TTTACCTCCATCTTCTTTGGTTACTACTGTTTTAAAGTTCATTTTTTGTCCAATCTTTAAAAATCGACCTCGTAGGATGCGCGAGAAAGGGGTCTAACGATAGTCTCTGGTAGGTATAGTCCAGATTTTACCTAATCGCGCTGTATGAGCGTTTAAAGTGGCTTACGCATGATTTCGGGGTTTTGAACCCCAAATATACGCAATAAATACTCATATGCTGTATTAACATTAAAGAATTTACGAAATCCATCATATGCAGGGTCGCTGTTTACTTTATTATTAGTTTTACCGTCTACTTTCTCTCCGATAGTTCCCGAATCTACTACGCACATCTTATGCTCTAGGCTTGGATATAGAACAAGAGCAGTCCAAGTACCTGTAGTTTCGTTCATGTAGATAGTAGTAACGTGTCCTCTTAACGAGAGTCCTCTGAACGAGAGAAGTTCGCCATGAGTTTTCTCCAGAAAAGCGACAGCTTCTTCCATACTCCTACAGTTTGTTCCTGGATTTGTTTGTGCTTTCGATTGGGAAACATTAAACGCAAATAAACATAAAGCAATAATACCTCCCATTAAATTAGCTTTCATCGTTATCTCCTATACGATTGAGTTGTTCGTAATAGGCAAGGTTGTAGCCTCTCAGCCACTCCCTATACCTATCTGATGTAACAGGAAAGGGATTATTCTTATTACGTCTAAACCCTATCCTGCCTTGGTGGACGATATCCCTCATAGGGAAAGGATATCTTCTGCGTCTTTTAAACGCCACATACCCCTCCCGAATTGGTAATTTCACAGATATCATGTGCTTCAACGTGTTCATCAAACTCTGTTCCTAACTTATCTATAGCTTCGCTATATGGAACAACAGTGAGAGGTTGACCTCCTCGCGCAGCATCAGGATAGCACGTAAATCCTCTTAGTCGATGAGCATAAGATGCTAACGTATTAGCAAAGTCTTTGACAGTATCTTCGTTATTAAGCTTAGAACCCCATGAGGGTAGATTAATTGTAGAACTGATACTCATGTCTACGTAGTCTTGTACGTCTGCCTGAAACTTAATCCTTCTTTCATAGTCCTCTGCAAGATCTAATGCAGACTCTATATCATCAGGATTTGTTCCATACATATTTATTAATTCTTGTGCAGCCGAATCTACAACATACTGATACTTCCAGCGAGTACCACCAGTTAAATATCTTCGTTTGTAAGCCACTGCAAATATTGGTTCTATCCCACTGGAGCTACCAGCCAAAATAGAAATAGAACCAGTAGGTGCGATAGCACGATTTGCAACTGGCGACGAGATGGATAACTCATCAGAAAATTTCTTACTGACGTTATCACTGATTCCTTTATATACTGATAACCACCTATGCAACTCTGGTGTGACTTCATATTTCTCCCCTCTCATTACGAGCCATTCATGCATTCCCATGATGCCCAAACCTAATCTTCTATTCTTCTCTCTAATTCTGTAGACTCGTTCATACGGTAGTTCAGCACGTAGAGTACCACAAATTAAAAACTTAGTACCTAACTCAACAACTCTAGCAAGTTCTTCTAATGACTCTATGCGTCCAAAGTTTAAGCTGCCTAAGTTACATACATCACTGTCATCAGCAGACGTAACCTCAGTACACGCATTACGTAGAGTTTCATCTTCCTTATCCATAAAGTTAAAACTAAATCCTGGTTCAGCAGATCTTAATGCTTGTCTAACATTAGACATAAAGACTTCACCAACATCACCAGTTTTCCAGTAGTCTAGTAACCAATCATTATCATAATTAACACTTATGTTAGTCATATCTAATGGTGCGCGGAAGTTAAAGTCCTGTTCTTTAATCTGCTTGAGTGTAAAACCTGTACTCCCTACAGGCATTGTATCCCAATCTTTAGCTGTAAGAAAGCTAGGTATATCCTTGTGCTTCCAGTTCAAAGACGCATAGATAGCTGACCTACGAGAACCACCTTGCATTACGTGTGATCCTATAGAGTTTACCATCTGCATTTTAGGTATAGGACCAGAAGACTTGCCTCCAGACCCACCTAAAACTACATCACTCTCTCTGTATACAGAATAGTCTACACCTATCCCACCTCCTGTCATCAAACAAGATTCTGACTTCCAACTAAGATTAGCCCAATCTTCTCTCGTATCTTCTTCTGCTTTTAATAGAAAACAGTTGTTATAAAATCTTTTTCTTCTACCTGCATAGTATAGATATCTACCGCCAGGTATAAACTTTAGTTCAGCTATATACCTTTGCAGTTCTGCACGTTCTTCTTTATTCATTAGTGGTTCTTCTTCAGGGCGTAGATCCCCACATACATCCTCTACAAGAACCTTAGATAACTTTTCCCACGTATCACAACCTTCGTGCTGATACTTGTTCTTAAAAATATCTTCTGAAAACTTTGAGCGAAACATTGGATTTGCGTTGGATTTAAATGTTGTCATCTATTATAACCTTTATTTTAGTAATATCTATACCATCAATACAATCTTTTATTGCATTAGAGATTAAGTCTTTTAACTCAGACTCTAATCCTGTTACTCCATCAGCAGGTAAGAATGAAGCATCCTTATCTACGTCAGCAGTTATTCTAACAAATACTATCACTGGAAGTATCTCCATATTTTTCGTACTCTTCAAGAGTAACTTCTTTTATTAATCTTTCAAGATACCACTGTGCTTTTTTTAAATCTTTTATTGGCTCACCTTTATAGTCAAACCTCCAAAGATATTTCATTACATTACCTTGTAGATAGAATTTAAAGTTTGGCCCTGTAGCTGCTTCTATTGCATCTATACATTCTACACTACTTTGATTGTAGTGTGGTGGGTGATTGACCATATCAACTGCCATTAGTGTATCCTCTTTGAAAAGTTTGCATATATTATATTACCGTCTATGTTTTTTACTTTCTCTATTGGTTTTAATTCTACATTACCATCACCAGTAGACTGCGATACTGCATTCTGTATAGTGGCTTCAAGCATCATAGTAATACTGTCACCAATCTCTAGCAACATCTCATGGGCAGGACTACCTGCTAATTCATCAGATGTAAAGTCTCCTACGTATAAACTTATAGTTCTTGTGTCTTCATCGTAATTACAGAAGATAGAGAATGTATTATCTGGTACTGTAACTTGATGTATTACTTTTTGTTTTTTGTCATCGAACATATTAAAATCTCCATTAGATCTTCTGCATAAAGTAATGCCATAGGACGCTTTCTATCGCCCTTTAATATGGCAACTGGTTTAGTTCCTTTTATTAGGTTCTTCTCTGCTTGTTCTAGCGCAGAATAAATAGAGAAGGATGAACGTGACTTGCATTCTACCGTCCAAGGAAATAGCTTCCTTGCAAGTGGGCTAAGTCCTATATCAGGACCGTTGACTCCACCTGGAGTAGAAGTAACATCATCCTTCTCTATACCTTTTAGATTAGAGTGTAGGTAATCTCTTACCCACTGTTGCAATCTTCTGCCTTTAGCTTTGGCAGAGGAGACTTTAATCTTTGAGGACCGTGTAGTAGTTGTATGCCGTTGCCGACTTGGACCTTGGATTTTTCGCATAGACTAAATCAGGCCAACAAGAGTATCTAAAGTTACAGTATGAACAAGTCTTACCTAACTTACGATTACCTGTTAGTTTCTTATAAAAGGTTTCAGGTTCATCCTCAAAGCAGCGTTCAAAGTTACTTTCATCAGCCTTGAGGTACTTAGCTATTGTGTCGTTTATCTTAGTTGTATACGCTTCCTCATCATCTGGATCAGCCTTAACAACCTTCATTTCACCTGACTCCTTGTTGATGGCGATCCAACCACCAGCCTTTATATCAGGTGTCTCATTCCTTTCTGCTTTAGTATATCCATACAACTGTTCTAGATAACCAAAGTCATCGTTATTCTTTAGTGCATCATAGGATTCAAACTTCTTCTCAAATGCAAACCTCGATGCACTCTTAATATCCCACAGAGAATGTGAGTTACCCTCACGTATGATAAGATCGAGTTCACCTCGTATATCACCTGCCTCTGTCTGAAGCACTATTCGTTTATTTAGGTCAACTATCTCAACTCCTGCAGCCAGTAGTAAAGCGACTGCAATAACCTCTGTCATATCTCCATATAACATTTTAATTTTAAAGGAGTCAGTCTCTGCTACCTTATCCCATCCTAACTTCTCAGCATGGAGTTGGCAGAAAGGCTTACCCACTTGAGACATAGAGGGAAGACCTGCTCCCCTCTTTCTCGTAAAGTTAAACTTACCTAGTTTGTTGTTGAACATTTGACTAGCCCGAAAGATTATGTCATCGGGTATCTTAGGTTCACCAGCTAGAAAAGTTTCTAACTTAGTTGTGAGATCCATGATTAACCTTCAATGATATCACTAAAATCATCATCTGTTTTTGCCTCTGAGTTTTCTCTCATTCTCTCAGAAACTTGATCATTCTCTCTCTTAACTAAGTCTACAAAGTCTGTAATCAATCCTCTAGTATCATCAGTTAGAGGATGCATCTTAGTTAGTATTGGTTGATACTTCAATACAAACCACTTATTAGAACCTCGCTTCTCTAGTTTAAACGAGATCTTCATCTCATGGTTGTAAGGCTTACTCTGTTGATGCATCATTGCCTTGATAACCTTGCTCACTTCCATGAAGTTAGAAGGCCCAAGCTTCATACGAAAAGGCACTTCATTGATCTCTACCTTCTCATCAGATCCTGGAATTATAGGCTTCTCCATACGCATCAAACCAAATACGTGTCTGTAGAGTTTGACTTTAGTTGCGTTAGCGTAAGCTATAGGATCTACACCTCGTAGTTTCTCCTTCTCTTTACTAGGAATCCAACCACATTTGTCACCACCATGCCAATCTAAAGCAGTGCTGCCAAAGTTCTGAAAGTGCTGAGACATATTACTAAACTTCTCTGCATCAGAATCAAACACTGCTGTTTGCATAGTATCTAAGAACACTCTGATATAAACATCAGCAGAGTATACATCACCATGTTCAGGATGCTCCAAAGCAATAGATGGAACTGGTATATTACTTACCAACTCACCACCTACCTCTACGGAACTGTCTCTATTTATTC